TCCGAGATTGAGCGGACGCTCCGGAAGCCTCCGGAGGCGCTCGCGGCCTACGATTACTATCTGCGTGGCAACGCACTCATGAAAACCATGCAGTTCGAGAAACGCGGTGCAACAACCGCAGCTGCCCGCGCCTTCTACCAACAGGCCATTGCAATCGATCCGCAGTACGCGGCGGCGATGCAAGGGTTGGCCACCACCTATCTGCAAAGCTGGCTTGAGCCATCACCTGACCGTCCGATCGGTCAGGAATTTGAGCAGCAGTCGGTTCTCGATCGCGCCCAGGCGCTTGCGGAGAAAGCGGTCGAGATCGATGGGACTCTCCCTGAAGCCCACGCGACGCTCGGCGGGATTTTGTACTGGCAGAATCGCTTGAAGGACGGCATTGCGGAATTCGAGCGCGCATTCGAATTCAATCCCAATCTGGTTGATTCACGCTATGCCGTTCTGCTCATCCACGGTGGCCGGGCAACAGACGCCATTGATTACGTGAAGCGGATGATGCGGCTGGACCCATTCTATCCGCCTCAATACACCTACTTTCTTGGAAAGGGTTACTTCTACGTCGGAAGGGACGAGGAAGCGTTGGAACTCATCCGATCCGCCTCGCGCCTGATGCCCGGCCACCGTCCCTCGGCCGTGATGCTTGCAGCGGTCGCGGGGCGTCTCGGGCGCAATGAGGAGGCCCACGCTGCGGCCGCCGAGGTGTTCCGTATTCAGCCGAGTTTCACGATTTCCAGCTGGCTCAAATGGCTAAGGCTAGTTCGGCAGGAGGATGCAAGCCGCGTTGCTGAAGGTTTGCGCAGGGCCGGACTGCCGGATTAATACTTCGTTACATCCACTCCCTGTATTGACCGCTCATTGGGCATGGCGCTGCGAGAGCTTCCGCAGCCGAGTCTGTATGGGTCACTGTCTGACGAACTGCTCAACTTCACCGGTGTCCTGTATAACGCTCCGACGAGCCGCACCTTCAGGTGTTCGGGAACGGTGGCGCCATCGAGACGAGGCCGGTCGCAACCGAAGGGGCATTGAAGCGCGCCGCGAGCTCGGCCTTGAGCGCGGCGACGTCGACCGCGGCCGACACCCAGCCGACTGCCTGAGCCTGGGTGATCTGGTCGAACGGCGTGAAGTTTTTCGGATCCGGTTCGCCGAGCGTCGCCACGCCCGTCACATGGGTCGATGCGCCGTCCTGTGTGGCCACGAGCAGGAACACGACCTGCTTGACGATCTTCTGCAGGTTGCCCTCGGCAGGCGCAATCTTGAGCTCGGAGAATTTCCAGCTGTAAGTGATCATGCGGTCAGGTCCAGATGATGAATTTCTCGACGATCACGGGCGGCATGTTCGTGACCGTGGCGGTCGCGCCCGAAACGTTTACGGGCAGATCGCCGGTGGTGTACCCGCTGCCGGTGAAGGCATGGGTGTGAGGATCCGAGGCGAAGTTGGTGCCGCCGCCACCGGCGTTGCCCGCCGCGTTGTTGTTGTCCGTCACGCCGCTGACGACGACGCCATGCGAGCCCGACGTCGAGCCGCTCGCCGACACGGGGGCCGCTTCGTTTTGTGTGCCGCCTGTCGCGCCAAGCACGCCACTGTTGATACCCGACCCCGCGGCCGTGACCCGCCCCGTCGCCGAGCCAGGATCGTAACCGACGATGAGGCGGCCTCTGAGGTCAGGCACTCCGAACGTCGTGACGCCATCGCCGCCATACCGATTACCGAGTCTGGCGCCGAGGCGCGGATAGTCTGCAACGTTATGGAGCGTGCCATCGCAGTCGAGCGCGCCAGCCGGCGTCACCGTGCCAGCATATGCCTCGATAACCGCGGTCTTCGACGCCACGATGAGCGCCTGGATGGCGACGAGCAATTGTGCGTTGTTTGTCTTGTCCAGGACGAGGCCGGCACCTTCGATCGTGCCTGCGATCTCCTCCTGGATCCCGTTCAGAAAGTCGCCATCGACAACAGTGCCAGGGCCGGCGCCGGGGTTGTTCTCGAAGTAGCCAGGGGCGTTGACGTTCGCCAACGGTGCCGGGAGCGTATTGCGATTGTTGGCGGACGTGATGCGCTGCATGCCGGCGGCCTCAGGGCGGGACGATGAAATAGACTTGCGTATGGGCGGGCGACGCGCGCCGCAGGACGCATTCGAGCGTCGAGATGTCAGGATAATTCCAGAGCGGATCGCCAGACGCGCTATGGCCGCCGCGGAAGTAGGTCCTCGCCTGGTCGAGCACCGTCACCACCCACACGAAATCCGATTCGCCGACGGCGTCGCCCGCCATCGACACGCCGGCGACGAAGTCGCGCTGCTCTCGAATGCTGACGTTCCAGCCAGCCTGCGCCGCCCACGCCACCATGTTGGCCCGCGTCGGCGGATGGTCGGCAAACCAGATGTCGGCGAGCGCTAACCAACGCTCCCCGATCGAGCCGGACAGCGGCTTGCATGGGTCCGGCAGGCCGACGTCCTGCTCCCATTCCGAGATGAGCTCGACGGCCGTGGTCGGAAACGCTTCGGTCTCGAGCAGATAGAGCGCGCGCTCGTGGTTGGTCTGCCGCTCGTCGGCGACGATGCCCCACAGCTTGCCGGTATTCGAGCCAGGCTCGCGCGACCAGGCGATGCCGCGCGGCAAAAGATCAAGGGTCGCCGCCAACCATTCGTCGGACGTAGGCCGTGGCGCTTTAGACATAGGTAATCAAGCCCAGCGTCGCGAGATGGCCGGCGGCGATAGGGATGTTAGCGGCCGGCACGGTGAGGTCGTGGCTGTTCTCGCCAGCAGCCCTGGCGATCGCCTCCTCGAGCCAGCTTCTCGAGATCGTATAGCCGGCACCGGTCGGCGCCGCGCGACGCCTGAGCATGGCGGTGAGCTCGGTCGCGATCGCGGCTTTGACCGGGTCGGTGCTGGGCGACAGGTTGGCGATGGTGATGGCGATCGGCGAGGCGACCAGGGCGGTGACGTAGACGTGCGTGCAAATCGGCCGCAGCGCGAGGACGCCGCCGAGCACGACGCGCTGATCGCCGGTGCCGCCGATACCGGCCGACGGCCCGGTACCTGGCCGGAACCAGGCATCGGTGCCGACCGGGATCCCGTCGACGCGCAAGTCGTCGAACAGCGGCCAGATCGTGACCGCGCCCGGTGTCGGCGTCGCGGGCGATGTGAAGACGCGCGTGACGCCGGCAACGGCGAGCGCGGCGTTCTGCCAGTCGTTCTGGTTGCCGCCGAAGGAGGGCTGCGCCAGGGCGCGCAAGGTGCGCAGCCTGAGCGAGGCATCCGACTCCGGGTCGGCGCCGCCGGCGAAGTTGCTGGCGATGGTGGCGTTATCGGCGAAGCTCGCCGGCGTCCCGACAAAGGTCACGGTGGTGCCCACGCCGAGGTTGCCCGCCGCGCCGCCGCCGACCGCCTGCGCCGCCACCGTGACGGAACCACTGACGTCGGTCGTGGCATCGGCCAGGGTAACGATGGCAACGCCAGCCGCTGTCTGCAGTTGCTGGCCCGCCGGCGCCGTCGTGTTCGGCGTGCCGAGTAAGGTGACGGTGCCGGCTGCCCGGGTCGCCACCTTGCGCGCCAAGCCCTTCTGCGCCGCCCAGCGCTCGAGATACTCGACGTCGGCTGAGAAGGCGAACAGCTGGCGGACCTGCCAATCGAGATAGGCCAGGTCCTCGTCTGAAGCGCCGGCGATCACTTCGACCAGGGCGCGATCGGGCGACTGCCGCAGGTTGGTGTCGGCACCGGGAAAGCGTGCGCGATAATCGGCGGCGATGCGGACGCGCAAATCGCCGAGCGATGGCCTCGGAAACGGCATGGCCTACCCCGCGATCCCGGCCCACAAGAGGTCGACTTTCCAGTCGCGGCGAACGCCGTTCGGCATGGTGAGCCCGACGACCAGCTGCAGCGCGTCGGCCGGAGCGTCGAGCCATGTCGCGGTGACGTCGACCGCCGAGGCGAGGCCGTCGTTGATGATCCATTGCAGCGAGTCGGTCGCGGTCGCCTCGATTGCGAGCCGCGTCGCCTCGGTGCGCTTGTCGCGCATGTGCAGCCAGATGAGGCTGCCCATGCGGTCCTGCGGCGCCAAGCCGGAGTCGGCCCACCAACCGCGGCGATCGTCGCCGAGCTCGGGCGTCATGTCGGCAAGATCCGCCAGGCTGTCGGTGAACAGCGATACCCATACCGCCGCCTGCAGAGCGCCGCCGTCGCCATAGCCGGAATCGATGCCGCCGGTCGGCGTCAAGCCGAGGTCGAAGGTGCCGCGCGTGTTGTCGTAGTCGAGCCTCATGGGATCTGGATGGCCTCGGACGCGTGGATCCCCTCGTCGGCATCAACGAACAGGTACTTTAGACCCGCGCGGAGCTCGAGGCGCTTCGCCTTGGCGACGATCGTCCATTGCTTCGGCTGATCGGTGAAGCGCAGCCAATGGCCGAGGTCATCGCGCACGCCCTTGCCGTAGACCATCACCTGGCCGTCGCCGACGTCGGTCGGATAGAGCCGGCGATCGGTGTGAGCCAACGCCACACCGGCGCTGCGCTCGCCATTGGCGAACACCGCGAACAGCTCGGCGCCCTCGGCTGGCTTGCTGGCGAAGCCGTAGCCCTGCGGCACCTCTACACGGCGCGTCTCGCCCTTGTAGAACTCGGCCTGGCCCATGAGCATGCCGGCCTGCACGTCGGCGTGGCTCATCACGCCGCGCGAGAACAGCGACGCCAGGCGCCGGTTTACCTCGTCACTCATCCGACATTGCCCATGTTGGCCCAACGGTTGCCGGCGCCACCGCCGGCGGCGGGCGACTCAGGCGGCTCGGGCGTAAAGGCCTCCGGCGGCGCGAGCTCGAGTTCGCACAACGTGCCCTCGGCGCCCTTGCGGTAACTGACTTCGCTGAGCGCGAGCTCGGCGTCGAGATTCATGCTCGGCACACGGCAACGCACCAACTTGTTGGGCATCCAGAGCTTGCCGCTCGACTGCCGCCAGCCGACGCGCGTCGCCCGCACGGTGAGCGCCTTGCCGATATTGCGGCGCGCCTCCCACATGGCGCGAGCGAGCGCGCCCTCCTTCTTCGCGGCGCCCTCGCTCAAGATCGTCTTCGGCCGGTAGCGCGGCACACCCTTGTCGACCGCCTCGCCATCGACGTGCGCGAGCGCCGAGGCGATATCGCCCGAGGAGCCATCGGCGGTGCCGATGCCCGACCAACGCGTGCCGGCCTGCGCTTTCACCTTGTAGACCGAGAAGCGCTTGCTCATGTCGCGCTTGGCTTCGATGCGAATGAGCCCATCAGAGGGATGCACGAGTTCGTCGTCGGCGCGCTCAGACGCGAGCCGCGTCAGCACGAGGTTGCCAACCGGATCATCCATCACCAGGAGCTGCCGCTGTCGCGCCAGGCGCTCGATCAGCTTCCAAGCGGTCTCCCCATGATGCGCGGCAGCAACCGCAAAGGTCGGCCCGGTATCCTTGGCGACCACGTCCATGCCGAACGGGTCGACGATCTTGCGAGCGATGCTCGCCAAGTCCTGGCCGGCGAGCTCGGTGACCTGGAAGTCGGGTGAGCAGTCGACCAGGTCGCAGGTCCTCGAGCGGCCGGCGATCGACAACGTCGCCTGGTTGGCGTCGCGCTGTTGGTGGACCACGTCGATGTAGCCGGTAAGGACCCTGTCCTTATCCGAAATCCAGATCTCGCAGGTCAGGCCCTCGCGGATGTCGAAGCGCTCGTCGAGCCCGGGCCATCGTTGGGTAGCGCTGATCTCGAAGTCGCCGGCGGCGCGCTCAATGCCGCGATTGACGCGCACGTCGAGCCAGCCGCCGAACTGCCGGCCGCCGACGATCAAGATGAGCTCATGGTCAGGCAGCATTTTCTTCCAGAGCCATCGGAGAGAAGATCAGTCCCCAACTTGGGAGATTGCGATGCGTGCCAAAGATTGGAAAAACATCGCCGGAAATGCGTCCTCCTTGGCAGCTCAGGCGAGCCGTCAGTCATCGCCGGAGGCCCGTATCATCAACGACCTAGCGAAGGTCCTGCAGCAGGTCGGCGCTGCAGGGGAAGCCCTCGCCGAGGAAGTCGAGGACCTGAGAACCGCCTTGAACAAATTCGAACGCATGCACGGCCGGTAAGCTCACTTCGACAGCCTTTCCCCTACCGCCGGCAGAAACGCTGGATGAATGGCGCCAGTACGCGCGACGAGCTCGGCCGCGCGATCGGGCACGTCCGGGTCATCACCATAGAACAGCTGCGCGAGCGCAAGCGCCGGCCGTGGCCGCGGCACGGTATAGGGGACGAGCTTGGCCTTATCGGCGCCGGCGACGCTGATCGCCTGCAGGGTCGTCGAGCGCAGATCAAGCAGCTTGCCGCGAGCGGCGTCAGGCAGCGTCGACCAGTTGAGCTCGTCGTCGAAAGCGTCGGCCAGCCTAGCGCGCAGCGTCGCGGCGTCGTCGTAGGTCGCGAAGTCCAGCGAAGCGACCTGGCGGCCGATCTCGACCAACGCGGCGCGGCGAATGCCCTGGCTGAACGCAGCCTGGTTGGCGATCGCCACGGCCTGCAAGGGCGTGAGCGTAACGGCGGCATACCACTCGCCGACCGAGGCGGCATCCAGCACATAGGAAAGGCCCTCGATCGCCCGATTGCGCGAGGCGCGATCGGGAACGTCGCCGGCGATCGCCGATGTCCAGCCCGTAAAGAGGTCGAACGTCGATGTGGCGAGGACGGCCACGTCGAGTGACGGACCGAGGCTCCCCACATAGCTCGCGATCAGCAAGCCGGCCGAGGCAAGCGCGCTTGAAGGCGCTGTACCGCCCGCAATCTGGCCGGCCACGCCCAGCACCTGGCCGAGCGTCTCGGCATTGGAGATGACGCCCTCGATGGCCTCTTGCGACAATGAGCCGTCGAGGCCGATCAAGCTCATGGCGCCGCCAAGCGCGTTGGCGAATGCCGTTCGCGCATCGTTGACGACCTCGAGCAGCGCGTGCGGCCAGCTCGTCGAGGCGCCAGGATACTGGTTCTGCCCGGCCTCGACGAAGGAAACCGAGACGGAAACCCAATTGCCCTTGCCGGACTCGCGGTCGACCGACCATTTCTGCGCGACGACCTGCTCGCGGCGAAAGCGCGGCAGGACCAGCGGGCCCGGCCGCCCTTTCCAGAGCAGGCCCTCGAACAGGTCGGCCTGCAGGTCAGCCGAATCGCCCACGAAATAAAGCGTGAGCTCCCAGCGCTTCGCCTCGCGCCCGAGATCCTCGAAAAACGGCACGTCGCGGTCCGGGTATTGATGCACCGGACCGCGACGGCCGCCCTCTCGCCGCTCCCGCGCCACCTTGAAGGGCATGCCGAGAAAGCTGCCCTCGAGCGCGGCGGTTGGATCGAAACGCAGAGGCATGGCTCACATCGGGTTGGAGTCCATCGAATAGCCGACGTTGGTCTTGATCGACGGGCCGTTGCTCGAGGTCACGGTCGCCGTTGCCTCGGGCCCGGCGCGCTGCACGGTGACGTTGACCTGGTTGTTGACCGGCGGCGCTTGCGCCGCGGCGACCTGGGCCGCCTCAGAGGGTGTCGGAGCCGCCGGCAAACCAAACGGGCCGGTCGCGAGACCGCTGGAAGTGACGGCGGACACCGCGCTCCCGACCGCCGAGGTCCCGGCCGAGATCTTGCTCGAGGCCCAATCGAAGGCGCTCATGATCGGGCCGAAGATCGCCTGGAAGTCGGGCAACAGCGCCTTGACGCCGTCGATCAAGCGCTGGATGAGATGCTTGCCGGCCTCGAAAAGGTCGAAGTCGAACAGCCATTTGCTAAGCCCGTTGATCGCCTGAGCCACCAGGACGATCGGGTCGAAGCGCTTGATGACCTCCCACACGCCCGAGACGAAGCCGCGATCGAAGGCCGCCTTGATGGCGTTCCACTGCTCGGTGAACCACTCCTTGAGCGGCCCCCAATTGGCATAGATCGCATAAGCCGCTGCCGCGACCGCCGCAGCGATCAGCACGAAGGGGTTGGTAAGCACCGCGACATTCATCGCCCATACGGCCTTGGTGACCAGGCCGATCGCCGACAGCACTGGGCCCGCCATGGTGAGGCCGAGCACGCCGAGGCCGACGTCGAAGACGGTCGCCGCGTCGGCACCCTTGAGCAACTCGGCAATCCACGGCACCGCGAGCACCTGCTCGACGGCGCCGCGCACGAATTCGAAAGCCGTGGCCAGGCTGTTGATCTTGCGGTCGAGCGACTGGCCGATGAGCTCGCGGTTGGCGACGATCCAGTCGGTCGTGGCATCGACGATGCGGCCGAGCGCCGGCGCCATCGATGCCGACAGCCGCGAGCTCAATCCCTTCCCGGCCGCGTCGAGGTGCTTATAACTCTCGGCGAGATGGCCGAGGCTCGCCTTCTGCTGATCGGTGAGGCCCGCGAACTTGCGCTGCTCCTCGCGCCATTCCTGCAAGCCTTGGCGGCCGCGATTGAGGAAGGGGATGAGCTCTGCCCCGGCCTTGCCGAACAGGGCGATCGCCGCGGCGTTCTTGGTCTCCTCGTCGTCCGTGTTCTTGAAGGCCTCGGCGATGTCGTCGAGCGCGGCCTCGAGTCCCTTGACGTGGCCCTTGGCATCGCGAAGCGGGATCTTCATGGCGGCGAACAGCGCGGCGACGTCCTTGTTCTTGCCCGTCGAGGCGTCGAACATCGCCTTCTTGAGCTTGATGAGGCCCTTTTCCAGCTGCTCTGATTCGATGTTGACCTGGCGGGCGCCGTAGCGCCATTGCGACAGGCTCTTGACCGATACGCCGAGCTTCTCGGCGCCGAGCTGCAGGCCCTCGAAGCCCTCGGCGGCGTGCCGCGTCATCTCGATCAGGCCGCCGAAGGTGGCGGCGGCACCGAGCGCGCCGAGCGCCGGCAGCCAGCTCGAGATCGACGACAGGCCGCTGCGGAACTTACCGGCGACCGAATCGGCGGCGCTGCCGACGCGGCCGAGCGCATTGGCATCGGGCTTTTTGACCGCCTCATTGAAGGCGTGGATGGGCGCGAACGCTGACTTGGCAGCCGACGCGACCTTGCGAAAAACCTCGGACGCGAGGTCCTCGCCGACGATCTTGGTCTGGACGGAGTATGCCGCCGGCATGCGCTACTCCTTCGGCAATTCGTCCCTGATACGCTGAGCCTGCGCGAGCCAATCGACGAACAAGTCGAGCGGGCAGCCCCACACCTCGCGTGGGCTTACCTTCCAGAACCAGGCGAGGTTATGGACGGTGCGGCTCAGCTGCTCGACGTCGCCGGCGCTTTTGGGACGAGCTTAAGATAGGGCTCGATCGCCTCCATGCAGATCTGCATATCGAGGAAGTTGAGCTCGCCGACGTCGGCGTCGGTCAGCTTATCGTTGCTGAAAAGCGACATCATGAAGATGCCGCCGGCGACCTCGCCGAGCCGTTCAATGCGCTCGGTAACGAGCTTCATCTCCTTGACCTTGGGCGGCCGGAAGGAAAGCTGGCTCAAGGTCTCGCTGCTCGCCGCCTTCTTGAGCGGCACCTTGAGCGTCACAGTGACCTCGGTCGGAATGGTGAAGGAATCGTCGCGCTGGTCCATGGCCTCCCCCTTACGCGCCGGCGGCGGCGAGCTCCTCGCCCGCCTCGCCTTCCCAGCGCAACTTGCATTTGGCCTCGTCGTTTTGCGGGCTGATCTCGCCCGCGACGTAGGCGCCGCGCAGCACAAGCTGGCGACCGTCTGCGAGCGCACAGCTCACCGTCGCATCGACCGCAGCCTCGAGCTGCGCCGTCGTCACGCTGCCGTCCCAGGTGACCTCCATTTCGATATAGGGAAGGTTGGGATCGGACGTGAAGCCGTGGAAGCGACCGTCACGGCCGACGACGCCCTTTTTCTGGAACACCTGGAAATTCCAGGTGAGCTCCCCGCGGAACAGCAAGACATGGTCGTTGAAGCGGATGTCGGCGACGCCGCCGATCGGCTTGGTGCGAGCCATGGCGGGCGCCTCCTCAGTTCAGGACGTGAAACTGGCTCAGCACCGCCAGGATGCGGAGCTGGCCGATGAGCGGCGGCGGAAACAGGACATTGGCCCGGTCCGGGTTGCCGCTGTCGATCTCGACGAACACCTGGTCGACGATGGCGTCGACGTCATCCAGGAGGCCGTCGAACTCGTAGCGGCGCATCTCGCCGATCACGAAGCCGCGCAGCACCGAGGGCGTGACGACCGCCGCACCAGGTGCCACGCGCGTGCCATCGTGCGCGAGCTTGTGCCGCGGGAAGGCCGCGGTGAGCGCTGCGCGCAAGCGGCGTTGCACCATCATGAGGGTAAAGGTCTTCTCGACGCTGAGCCAGGCCTCGTCGATCTGGCCGGAGGCATTGAGCTGGTAAGTCGAGATCAGTCGCTCGATGTAGACCGTGCCGTCGGCGGCGACCACGAAGGTCGAGATACCGCTGAACAAGAGCGTCTGCCGATCGGTCATGGTGAAGCGCCCGGTGCTGCCAAGCGGTGGCGCCAGGATCCCGGGCACCGCAATGCTCTGCACCGGACGCGCCGGATCGTTGCGCAGCACGACGGCAGCCGCGGCTACCATGGCCGACACCCATTGCCAGGCGGAGGTCGGCGAGCCGTTCGGCACCGGGATCACGGTGGTGTGCGGGTCGTTGCGGGCGAGGCCGAAGGACGTGAGTGTGCCAACAGTGCCGCGCTTGGCGGCGAAGAAATGGCCCCACACCATGCGATTAAACGCCCAACGCCCGGTCGTGTCGTTCATTGCGTCGCGCGCCGCGTTGAGATTCGTGGCGTCGCTGTAGGGCATGACGATGAAGTCGTAGGTGGTGTCACCGAGTGCGGCCATGCCGTTGGTGATGTTGGGATCGGTCGTGCCCCCCGACATCGCGACGATGGCGCCGGCATAGCCGGTCGGCAGTGCCTCGCCGCCGACGTTACCGAGCCAGGCGTAGCGCACGTCGACGTCGTTCCCGAGCGTGCCCGCCTGCTTGGCGGTGAGCGTGACAACGCCGGCAAGGTTCGCCGCGCTGACCGGCAAGTCGGCGTTGGCGGCGATCGCCGCGACGATCGCCGCCGCCGTCTGCGTGATGGTCTCGGTGCCGGCGACGGCGACGGGCACGCTGACGCCGGCGATGTAGAGGGGGATGACGCCAGGCGCGGTCGGCGCGCCGGTCACGGTGACGGTGCCAGTCGCGGCGACCGCGCCGCCGGCGTCGCTGAGCGGCAATGCCCATAGCAGGCCGAATGGGTCAGCCGAGCGCACGGAGGCGACCATGGCTGCGAGCATCGACCCCACGCCGAATTGCGCCTTGGCGTCGGCGACCGACGTGACGGGCACCGGCACGCCGGCCACGGCGGTGCCGGTGCCGAGCATCTGGCCGATCAACAGGATGCGACCTG